ATACCGCACCTTTCATGTCGTCACCTAATTCAATTATGTCACCGTTGCGTGTTCGATTAATTTTTTGTCCGCCAATACCATCGATCGTCGCAGTATCACTAATGCTTTGCGAATAGATGTAGAGCGTGACGTGCGCGATAACAAAATCAGTATCTATGACGTCACGCTTACAACTGTTAATTCGGTACCCCCAATAACCAACGCCAAATACATCGTTAAGCCGTGTAATGATTTCGCTAACAGGAATGTACGTCAGCCTTGCGTTACCTTTCTGTAACGTTTTTTCAACGCTACGTGGAAATGGTTTGGCTAATTCTTCTTTGGTTGTCATTATGTTCTCCTTTTATTTTTCTGCTTTGTTTACTAATCGCATAACGCGAAAAGGATTGCCTGCGCGCTCATACTGCGCGACGATCTCTGGGTGATTCTCTGTTAAGGCTTTAAGGTTTATTCCTGCGCGTCCGTTTTGTTCTTTCCAAGTAACCATGACTTGACCATTGATAGTTCCTTTTGATGCGTGTAAAAGCATTCGCGCTAGATGGTCTTTTGCTTCTTTCTCTAATTGTTCGCCTTGTTTCTTCATCTGTCTACCTTCTTCAAGAGTAGCAACCCAAGTCATAGCGTTATCACCAAGTTCAACTACATCGTCAGTAACAGTTACAAGTTGTGCTATCTGATCTGCTGTCATTTGGTTTATCTCTCCTGAAAAATCTTGACGATCGATAGCGTCACCAAATAGTTCTGATTCTCGCGCTAACAAATCCAAAGCCTTTTGATCGCGTTGTAATTCCACTAAGCGCACCCGCTGGTTAGCGTCAAGAACCGAAAAGAAAATTGGGACGTTAAGAACAAGCATCTGTGCGTATCCCTGCCAACGCCATTCCATCGGTAAATCTTCCGCGCTATCGATTCGGTATCGGGTAGTGGTTTTACATTCGATTCCGACAAATGGTTGTAGTTCGTAATCAACTGCGTCCATAGAGATAGACCAACGACCATCGCGGTACACGTAATCTGGTGTGACGAAATCTGTTTTGAGTTCGTTTATTGCGTGTTGAATGAGTGCTGGTTCTAGCAAGTTTCCGCGGTAGAACGCATCGCTTTGGATTTGTTCATCTTCTGGAAGTGTTGTTTTGTCTAGGAAAAGATCGGCTCGTGTTTTGTATGGTGACGCTCCCATTAACGCTGAGGCATCAGATGCGCCAAACAAACAACGTTCCTGTTCGTCTTTCCATCTTGACATCTTCCATTCGACTGAGCCGTGTGGAAGTTTAGGTAGTGCTTTCATTTGTTTTCTCCTTTTAGTTGTGGATTAGTTCCATTTAACTAGATCGGTGTGGCATAGATATCCATCGCTATTAGGCAGTTCATTAACCTATTAGGCATTTATGTAGCAGTAGTTTTTTTTGTCCAGTACCTTTACCCATTCCGCACAATAAAACCGCTTAGAACCGCGCACAGATAGCGAAATACCCCACGCGATAAAGGCGCAGGGTATTCCACCGACAACTAGGTGGGAGAAGGAGAAAACCACCAAGTGTCTAACCAACAAACATTAATTGCTTAACTATGTCTCTGGCTATCGATCTTGAATGTTCCCACAGTTTTCATTGAGCGAACCATACCAACAGGAATGTGAAGAACGTGATCAACGTGCGTATCATCAAACGATTGCACCAACGTCACGTGATGATCTCTCCCACCATCTTCCACAGGCAATAGAAAACCAACAGAACAAATAATCACTTCACCGTGTTTATCCAAATCATCAATAGATACCCACGACGACGCGCCAGCATGAGCGTCAGCCCACTTCACAACAACAATCGTTCTTTTCACCAGCCCTCTTTCTTACGATCTAAACAAAACACAGGAGCCTGAAACGTGATGTTCTTCTCTGGTGTCACAACCGCTAACGCCTGTTGTGGTGGTTCGTGACTAAAACCCATAATCAAAGAGTATTCATCTGCGCCTTTAAGTGAACCATTAACAACCATCGATGGTGTACTGATGTATTGATGCCAGTGACCAAGCCACAAAGTTTGAAACGATTTACCAGTAGCCATGTAGCGTGCGTGTTTCTTAGCGCGCATACGCATAATCGGTGGATAGATACCGCCAATACCACCACCGCCAGAAACCTGATCGCCATGCGTAATCAAATGACCGTGTTCGTAAATGTGTATAAACGCATCAGCAGACTCAGGAACAGTAAACGTCACACGCTTGTCACTCATAAAATGACGTTCAACCATTTTCGCTATCAACCAATCAAAGTTTGTTTTCACACGCAACTTCATACGTGGCTTACGTGTCATACGACCATGATTACCAACCACGGAAACCACGTGACATTTACCAAATTCATTTGCTAGAAGATCGACTGCGCCTGCTACCTGCTCTGACCAAAACAAAAGTGAATCTAAAATAGGTGCATCATTAGTTTGTGTTAGTTCTTCGTGAATCTCGCCAGTAAAAATGTCACCCCCCAAAATCAAAACAACACCGTCATAGGAAACACCACTTAAATAGTGGCGCGCCAACTTTACAACGTTTTCCGCCCAACGCTGTAAACGCAATACAGCAATAGTTCTGTTATACGCGTTCAACCCTTCCATCTCATCAGGATTAACAACCTCATCAAAATGTGTGTCAGACAACATCACAACAAGCGTTGCAGATGATTTCTTCGGAACCTTCGGCGACAACCACACAGGCGGTTGCAGTTCGGCACCAGCAGCAGAATCAATAATTGATAACGCACGTTCCGTCTGCTCTAACTGCGACTGCAATCTGACGATCTCATTTTGTGCAGAGTCACGTTGACGCCGTGCTTTAATTAGTTCAGCGCGTTCTAACGCGGAATCTTCACCTGCAACCTCATCATAAAAACTCATGAGTCACCTTCTATTGTGTAGCGAAATGTTCCACGCCTGTAATCATGTATTCCTTGACGGTGAATCCTGAAACCACGCTTTGTTAATACACGAACAAGCGCAGTTGAAGATACGTTTTCATCTTCCAGTAATTGAATAAAGTCACGTAGATCGTCGCCAGATAAAGATTCAACAACTACATCTAGTTGTGTTTTCTTTTTTGGTTTCTGCTGTTCTGCCAACAGTTCGTTGAATAGTTCTCCCATACCAAGTCTCCTTCTAATTCGGTCAACCAAAATGGTAGCGGATTAGGCATCAACTTTCTGCCAATGCCACGGCTCATACTCTGGATTTGGTTTACCAGTCAAAGTAAATGGTTTACCTTGTAGATAGAAACCATACTTCGGCGCATTCCTGCACATCCACGGAAGAACACTCTTATCCGTCAAATTAAGATCAATTGCCAATCCCCATCCATGATTAGAAGTGCCAGGAACTGCCACTGGAGCAAGGAAACGCAAATACCAAATCTTCTTTTTCCATATCCGTCTAACCAACGGTTTCTTAGCCAATTGTTTATCTAAGGTCATGCGCTGACGGAACACTTGCTCTTGACGTTCATAGGAACGATACGCACCAACGCTACGCAAGATAACACCATCACGCTTCGCATGTTCATACATCTTGTTGAAATCAATTGCAGCAATCGTATACATCAAACCACCAGCATCAGTAGGAGAAAGAATACGATTAGGCAACATTCCATTTCCGAAACGCTTCAAACGCTTGGGAACCACCAAACGCTTAACAGGATACTCACTGTTTTTCTTGCTCATTTCATGTCCGTCAAATCTTCATCGGTAAAACCAAACGCATGATCAGTTGGGTCTGCAGCACGAGCCAATGGAGCAAGCACCGCCAACAAAACTGCATAAAGATAATGATGCCAATTATCGTCATTAGCAGCAAGCAAAGGAAGCACCGCCACCATCACAGCACGAAAATAAGATTTAACTATCGGATTCATACATCGCCTTTCGCATGATCGTTAATGTGTCCATCAATCTTTGATTCAATACGTGAATGACCATCTTTCAAGTTCTGTGTTGCTTCCAACACACGATCTAACTTGCTACTGTTCTCGCCATGTTCACGCTTGTTCGCTTTTGCAAGCAAACCAAGTAACGCGATAACAACACCGAAACCACCTGAGACGATTGCAGCCCACAAACCATTATTCATTATGCAAATACCTCTGCAATAGAATAAGAAACTCTTGTTCCAATTAAAAACTGATCTGCTGATGCTGTTGCTGTTCTGAATCTTGGTTTAACTGTTTTAGAACCTGCTGAAATCCCTGAAATTGATCTAACACCTGAAATTGAATAGGTGCTTATCGCACCAAGAAAATACGCTGTGGCAATGTCATAATCTGTTCCACCTATGCTTAAACCTAAGTATTTCTCCTGCGCAACACCTGAACTGAAATAAAGTGGTGCGTGGATACTTACAAGCAAATCAGTTTCAGCATATTGTTTAGTAAAACTAATTTGTAACGCTGTAGCGTCTGCTGTTACTGGGAAATCACCGTATGTTGTTTGATTGGAAAAGTTGTTTTGTGCAGATAATGAACGATTAACAGCAACGCTTTTTAATGGTGTTGAAGATACTGCTCTCACCCATGAAGTACCGTTATAAATATAGATGCATTTATCAGATTGAAGATAGCAACACATTCCTTCAGCAACAATAGGTTCAGCCACACCACCAAACGCTGCGTCACGGGCTGCTGCGTCAGCGAAACGCATCACAGATTGATCCATAAGATAAGTATTTACATCTGCTGCGAATAGTTTGTTTCCGTCAGCGAAAAGTTTTGCGCCTGCGCCAGCCATTAGTTTTCTTCTCCTGTTTCAGATTTTGAAAAGATCATCACAACTCCGCGTTCAAAGATATAACATCAGCATTACTACCGATATAAACAATTACACATCTGCCAGCGGCAGTAGAACCTGAAGTTATATTTGCATCAAACTCAAAACTTGTAGGAGACAAATACCAAGTACCAGAAGTAATACTAAAAAGACCACTATCAAAAGCCAATGAAGAAAATGTCGCAGGTGTTGAAGGAGTTGCTCTTAATGCAGGATAAAAGGTTGTGCCAATACGATTAACCGCACTAGAAGAAACAGCAACACCGACTAAGTGGTCATTGGTTGATGTTCTGAAATAACGCTTACAGCGTTCAATTTCGAGATCGAAACCCAACCGTTGAAACGGAACAACGTATTCAGAAGGCGTTAAGCGTACTTGCGTCACATACACCTTCTTAGTGTTCGCATTCATTGAACCTGAAGGAATCTGAATCTCAACCTGCAAACCATTAACAAGATTGGTATAGCCTGAAATGTCTACCGTGTAACTAATTTGTGTCCATTCATTATTAGCGCAAGGAATCAATTGTTGCGTTAAACGATTGTTTACAGTAGTGAAGTTGTCAGACGCAGATGGTGTTCCAATAAGAAGATCAGGTTGGAATGATGCGCCTGTTTCGTTATAAATCCATGCAGCAAAAGTTACCCTTCTGCGTATCTGTGGAATGTTTGCAGCCTCTACACGTTGCCCAATTTTTACCGTTGTTGCAGAAGAAGCACCAGTAACAAGTAAGGAATACCTTGACAGGTTGTTTGGTGGAATCGTTGTTGATTGTTGTTGTGTAACCGATGCGCCAGCAGGCAACACAAACCAACGGTCAGCCCTGTAAGAAGTTGAAGTGTTATAGGTGGTTGTGCTTGTCTGCGATGATGTGCCACGTTGCCAAATATCCATACCGCCATTAATGAGAACTGGTGAAGCATAGTTAGCCTGTAACGCGCTGTCCGTGTATTCCGCAATAGTCTCCATCGCGGTAGCACCATCGGTAACGTAATCTGTTACTTCAGGATATGGAATTGCAAAGTTGTTTGTATTGCCCATAATTTCCTAGATGTTAGTCCAAATAAGGTTTGTCCATGATAGACCTGCCTGCACATCTTGCCATTCAAGATCAGGTGTGACCTCTCCCCATTCTTCCAAGAACCCAACAGGGGAGAAATACAACTTTACAGTGTGGCTGCTAGGTGTGATGCTGTGTTCAATGCCTTCCACATACAAACGCTTAGTGGCAGTTGGTGGAACAGCATATTCAAAAGATTTAACAACTGTCACCAGTGAACCAATGTCTAATTCTGCAACAGCATCACGTTGAATGTTTGTCAACTTGTGCATTTCAATACCTAAACCAGTGAACCAAAAGTTAGGTTCAGGTCTAACCAGATACTCTGCAAGCAACTGTGCATCTTGGTTAGTTGCCAGAAGTGAACCATCAATCACAATTGATTGAATGCCGTACAGCGTCTGACTATTTACATCAATTACTGTTTGTCCAGTTGGTGTAGGTTCATCAGGATTAGGTTCAACAATAATAATTACTTCATTAACAAGTGAATCAGGTCTAATGCTGGAAGTTGTCAGGCTCATTCGTAGATCACCTCTAACGAATTATATGCAGCACCAGTTCCATCATCTTTGAATTCAATACTTGAAGCATCATTAGTTGCTTTAGGTGTACGTGATTCAAACACCAACGCACCAGAACGATTGATGTAACACCTTCCCTGTTCTGCTGATTCAATGATCTTATTTATGTACGTCAAAGGTGTTTGTGCATCCACCTGAACAGAAGAAAGATTTGCCACACCAGTTTGAATAATTGGTGCAGGGTCAGTAGGAAAACCAATTTCAGGAAGCCCAAGAATACGATCAACACGCAAACCAGATTCTTCTGCTGGTGGCGTGAAAGGTGAAATGCTAGTTGTGGTTAGCAATGTGAACGCATCAGCGCAGCGCACAGTAACCATGTTGTGATTATCCATAGAAAATTCTGTATCATACGCCATAATAATTCCAACAAATAAGAATTCACCATCACGAGAAATACGCACACGCCTTCTAGGTTCGAAACCTAAACGACCTCGTTCAATGTTCCAATAAGGCGACGCACTATTAGCGACATTGAACTTGTCTTGCGCAAGAAGATCATCGATCACAATTGTGCAAGTACCAGCACCGAACTGCGCATCCTGTGAATCCCTTCCACGTTTGATCTGAACGTTAATCACATACTCTGTGACATCGAAGAAGGAAATCGAACCACCTAATGTGTCATCTCCGCCTAGTTCAGAATCACCCAAAATGAACTCGTCGATAAAAAATCCTGCATCGAGTTCAACCTTGTACGCGCCGAGAGAGTTAAGACCACCCATCACGCCACCTGTATTTTGATTGCGCCAGACCTGCGATTAAATTTGCGTAACTCGGAAACAATTAAATCGGGCAACGCTTCATCTGCAATCTTTGAATTAATAATAATGTTGTATGTATCTCCACCAAGTTTGTTGTTAGGTGTGACCACGCCACTAGCAGAAGGTGTAAATAATTCCCTGCCACGTTCACCCACAACATACGATTCACCAGCATTAACAAAACCACCAACAGCCTTACCACGCTTACCTTTATTAGGTTTCGCAGGTCTTGGAACTTCTACTTGTGTTCTTCGTTCAGCACGCTTACGTTCTTTAGGTGTGAGATTCCTGCCACCTTTAATCACTTCTCTTTCTTCTTTGTTAATGTTTGCTTGCGCATCTTGTTGGCGTTTCAACGCTTCATTTGCTGTATCAGTAGCCTGCGCTAACGCATAGTTGGCATCTTCCAATTCTTTCAACGCATCCTTGTAGGTATTAGAAGATTCAGTTGCGCCATTGATCGTTTCCGTCAGCGCAAGTTGTGCTTCATTAACAGAATCAGTTGCATCCTTCTGCGAAATTTCTGCTTCCTTAACAGCAAGCAACGCTTCAGCCAACGCAATTTCTGCTTCCCTAATGTCTTGTGAATCACCTTCTTGGCGTGCCTGCGCTAACGCTTCTTCAGCATCAGTAACAGCAAACCTTGATTTCTCCAGATCATAACCAGCACGTTCAGCATCACGTTG